TCTAAATTTAAGAATATATTCGCCATCAACTGCTGGTACTAATGTTTCAGATACGTTTCCTGGTAAGGCAGGGATAATATCAACAGAATTAGTAAATGTTCCCGTTCCATCTGTTAGGTTACTATGTCGAACAACTACGTTTCCACCATGTGTAACATCAATATCTGTAGCCTTATCAAAACGTAATCTTATAAACTGATCTGATACTGGTTCGACTAATAATCCTGTTACATCCTGTGGTAATGCAGTTTTACCAACAGCTTCAAATGTTAAATCAATAGAAGTTGCTGATAACTGTTCAAGAACATTATAAGAAAATACCTGTATTGTATAAGTTCCCAACCTACTATTCATTATCTCAAAATCAGGTCTTGTTACTCTTTCAGTTATGAAATTATCATTACCAAATCTATAATTAACTTGATATTGAGTTACACCAACAACTGTTTGCCAGCTAACAACAATCTTTGATACGGCCTGATTATTTATAGGAAATATCTTTTCAACAGCATTTAAATTAGCAGGGGGTTGAGCAAGCGCACCCAAGTTAGTAACATTTCTAGCTGGTATTGCCTCGCCATCTTCTATAAAGGCATATTTACCTTCAACATAAGATAAAGCTGTAATTGCATAATTTATACCATCCTGTTCTTCTACAGTTATTACTCTAAATAACTGAGACTTAAGGGTTACGTTTGATATAAGAAAATTAGCGTTTACATTAGGAGCTTGAGAAAAAGCAGAACTTACAGTGATAGTGCCATTTGATACAGATGAGATTGCCTTACTTTCAAACGATCCATCGGGTAAAATTATAGCCAAAGTTGCATCTCCAACAGGATTACCACTACTATCTACAGCTAAATCAGTTGCAGAGGTATCATCAACAGTAACAACAGTTGTAGAAGTAACAGCAGATAATCTTCCTCCTCTTCTAACACCTGCTCTTACGGGATCTTGTATTTCAATAATCGCACCAGGTCTTACAACTGCACCAGAATCAATGGATGTAGAAAATACAACAATTTCTGATTCATTTTGTTCTGCAAATAATATTGCCTTACCTAACCTTCTAGCTTGACCACGAGAAGTACAGGCAAATGCTTTTACTTGTTTTACAACAGTTCCAAACTTGGATATTGCAGTGGCATCTTCTACTACTTCAAAGTCAACTTCTTGGCTATCCATATTGAAGTAAGAAACAGATACAACACTATGTCTAGTTTTTAAACTGCTTCCAGAATATGAAAATCCCTCTTCAGTAACATTAGATAAAGTAAATAAATAACTTGGATCGGTAGGTTTATCTTGAGTAATACTAATTGAACCAGCAGACCATATTGGCATACATCTCATCACACCTGATAACTCATTTATTAAATTAAATGCCTCTCCTGGACTTTGAATATTTACATTACAACTAAATCTAGGTTCTGTACCACCTAAACCATCATCAACAAGAGTATTTGCATATTTACTAGCAGTAACAAATGAGAATAAGTCTAATGAACTATCTGTTATGTGATCTCCAAAGCCATATCTTGTGTCTGTTAATAAATCTAATAAAACCATTGCTGGACATGAACACCATTGAGCAGCACCCATTACACCATTAAAAATATAACCATCAGGATAAATTATTCTGCCTGTCTGCAAATCAACAGTAGGAGTACCAGAACTAGAAGCACCTGCACCTGGAATCCTTATTTTTATTCCACGAATACGAAATTTTCTATCTGGTGGTGAGTTAAACTGAACTGAATCTAAACGTAAAGCACTATACGCACTGTTTGGATATTTATTAGCATCGTCAATTATTTCACTAAAACTTGTCCATTGAAATTCATCTTGTAAAAAAGAATTAGTACTATCTGCTGTAATTCTACTAACCCTGATATCTACAGGAAAATCACCAGTAATATTTATTCCGTAATCTCTTTGGTAAGCATCAGCAGTTCTACCTGAAATTTTATCAGTAATAAGATCAGTAAAACCACCAGAGTTATATTGTACAGAGATTTTATATTCAATAGTAGAACCTAATATGTCTCCTTTATCTGTTGCTAACTGTAGTTGAGGTACGGTAATTAATACATTAATTCTATCTACGTTTGTATTTGTAATCTGTCTGGTAACAGGAGTAGAGGCAGTAACAATAACACCTACTGAAGTTACTGAAGAACTGCTCTCTATACCATCAACTTTTGCTTGGTCTGCCGTTCCAAATCTAGGTTTAAATACAACATCTTGATAATTAAAATCAGTATCAGTTGCATTAGCAGAATCGGCTGAAGCTTCTAAAACAGGAGTTTCATTTAAAAATACATCTTTTAAAGCAGCATTATTATATGCAGTTGTTCCTTGTGTTCTACCTTCTTTAGAAGCGGTTGCAAAGCCTTCTATTTCTCCTTCAGATATTAGATCAAGAAAAGTAGCAAACTGTTTACTATGTAAAGTATCAGGAGTTCTGGTCGGAGGTGGTGGTGTTCTCTTCTTTCGTCTAGCACCAATAATTTTCTTTGATATATCTGTCATGCTTGTACCTGCTGAGTATCAAGAGAAGTACTGATTACAACTGATCCTGTCATAATTTCTCCATATACTATTGGCACAGGAGTGCCAGCCCTTGCTGTGTTTTGCGTTCCAGAAAAACTAAATGATAATCTAGGATCTTCTTCTGAACTAAAATCTGGCATTTTAGGTAAGGGAAATAATAAGTCATTTACACCTGATAAGACCAAAGCACCACCTAAACCTACAACTGCTTTTGTCAAAGGCATCGCTGCTGCAAAAGAACCGGGTGCAACAATAGGACTAAAAAACGATCCAGCAGTTAAAGGAGTAAATAAAAAAGCCCCTCCTATTAAAGCAGCACCTAATAATATTCTTCCAAATCCCCTTGCACCACTTATAACAGGAACAAAATGTATATCTTCTTTTCCAATAGGATGATTAATTTCTGATTCATCTATCGCATAATTACCAACTTTTACTTGATAATATTTTGGACTCATATATGCTTCAACTTGTGGAAAATTATTAACGAGAAAGCTAACAGCCTTTCGTAAACTATCAACTTGCACTTCAAATTCTTTATGACCTATAAATTCTGCAAGTTCACCATATAATTTTATTTTACGCATCATAACGATACCTCCCTCCTGTACATTTCAATAACCAAGGATTGTATGGCTCTCTACAAGATAGTCTATCTGCTGAATGATGTAAAACATCCCCATCTATAAAAATACCTACATGATTTAATCCTTTTCCTAAAATGCTCATTGCTAACACATCGCCATTTATTAAAGGTTCATCTGGTCTTAATAATCTAAAACCTCTACTTGGTAAATATCTTTCAAACACTGGATCGTCTGTAAATTCTTCTATTCTTGTTGGTCTTTCATAATCCAATAATTCAATACCTCTTTCTTCCTTATACCAATCAACTATCAATGACCAGCAATCTGTAACAGCCCAAACCCACGGGCGACCAAGTAAAGGTGCTTTATAGCCACATGGTTCATAATATCCCCAAGTCTCTGTTTTAGGATTAACAATATACCAAGGCAATTTAGTTTGTTCACAACTCATTTTATCTGCCTGACTAGCAACAGGTGGTGTATCTGGATGACTATGAATAATAGCTGTAATCGTTCCTAAGTTACTGCCTTTTATATAATCTTCTGGATCTAAAATAAAATATTCATCTGATTGTGCCGATAAATTACGACAAGGATGATACCTTTCTTTTCCTCGAATATTTAATAATAAACCACAAGATTCATCAGGATCTTCATCTTTCGCATGAGCAAGAGCAGCTTCTTTCCAATTCATCCGTTGAACGTACCAATAGAAGGAAAGTCTGCTCTAGTGCATTGTCTTTTTGGTGCTCTAACACCAACAAGATCGAACACTGAAGCTAATTCAAATTGAACTATATCTCTATTTTCTGCTGCTTTTCTATCTATTTTATATATCTCCTGTGGAAACTCTGCTGTAGGGTCTGGTGTTCCATAAGGATTTACATTACTAGGAAAATTAACAGCATCTAAAAATCTAGCAAGGGTTCTTATTCTAGTTACAGTCGCACCTGTAAGGTCATTACCTGTTGTTGTTGTATTTACACTTAATAAAATAGCTGTGATTGTTCCTAGTGCATTACTGACAGTCAATGTGGGTCTAGGTAATTGACCTTTGCCATACTGAAAACCCTCTGCTTTTATTGGAAATCTTTGGTAATTGTTACCAGCCCAGACTATTTCTCCGTTATCTTTTAAAGATGAACCGTTGTGGAATCTGTAAACAGTAGTAGCACCATGTAAACTATTATCAAGTTGTAAGGTAAAAAGTTCAATTATTGCTGACGGATTTATATTCTGAAGATTGCTAACAATAGCAGAACTGCTCATGGTTCAAACACCTCTCTAAATGTTGCTTGAATTGTTGCTCTATTGTTATATGGTATAGATTTATTCCAGTTCTCGCAAACATATTGACCAGCACCAGATAAAGTAATCGAGACATTACCACTATTGGTAGCACTGGCAGCAGCAGTAACAGTAAAAACATTTGAATCAGTAACCGAAGCTACAAGAAAAGTACCATCGGTTGCAGATCCAGTTGTGTAATCAATAGTAAGCTCATCTCCTACAGCTACACCATGACTTGTAATCGTAATTGTTACTGTAGTACCTGATTGAGAGTAAGTTCCTGTCTTTGTAAATCCTTCTCCTGGTGGAGTAAAAGTAAAGCTAGCACTGTCATTTGCACGACTATCAAGGAATCCTTCTATAGTGTCCGCATCTGTTTCCGATACATTGAAAGTAAAGTTATAAACCTTTGGATTTTGATGAGCAGCAAGTCCAAATAATATTCTATGTTCATAGCCATCAGCAAAACGAACTGTTCTAGTATTTGGTGCGGATCTTTTCTGCTGTCCGTATGTTGGTGTGATTGATGGAAAAGTAG